AGGTGAAAATCCTTCTGCTGCTCTGTTAACATCTTCAACAACAAAGAATCTTTTTAATGCCACACTATAATCATTTAATGCATATTCGTCCTTTAGATGAGGTAATTCAATAACATCACCTGCCATTATCTTTCTACCTAGTGTTTTCACACTAGATGATATATGTATAGTCATAAACAATGTATCGTTGGTTAAAAATAGACCAAATTGACTCATATTGAAGTCAATATCTTGTACATTGTATATACCTCTCAAACTATAGATATCAGGATCGTATTTGCGATCTCTATTTTCCATAAACAACATATCTTGTATGTTAGTCTCGGCAACAGCATTATACTTTGGTTGGTCAGCAGTCGCATCTGCTTCGTCTGGGTTTTTAGGCCCTAAATATTTGTGAATAAAAACGTCTGTACCACCTACAGTGAACATTTCATAGATGCGATTATCTATGAATTCGTAGTCTTTACCCTTTTCTGGTTTATATAAACTAAGTCTTGGCATACACATATTTATCGATACGATAAATACTATTGGAGAAAACATTCTTATGGCAACATTAAAAACAAAAAAACAAGAGATTTTCGACTATGTATTCGCTATGTTAGGCGGCGGCATGGTCGATGTTGAATTAGATCCTGTACATTATGAAACAGCTCTTACAAAAGCATTAACAAGGTTTAGACAAAGATCGGAAAATTCGGTAGAAGAAAGTTATTTCTTCATGCCTACAGTTACTGATCAGAATACTTATACTTTGCCAAGTGAAGTTGTAGAAGTCCGTACAATATTTCGTAGGTCGATAGGTTCAAGATCCGGCGGCGGCGATGGCGGTACTTTATTTGAACCATTCAACATGGCATATACAAACACATACTTGTTAGCAAGTTCGAATATGGGCGGATTAGCAACCTACGATTTCTTTAGTCAGTATCAGGAACTAGTAGGTAGAATGTTTGGATCTTTTATTGAATTTAAATGGAATACAACAACTAAACAGTTAACTATATTACAGCGTTCTCGTACAGAAGAAACACTTATGTTGTACTGTTATAATTATCGACCAGATGAACAATTATTAGATGATTATCTAGCAAAACAATGGATAAAAGATTATACTGTTGCTACTTGCAAGTACATGCTCGGCGAAGCACGTAGTAAATTTGCTACTATTGCCGGCCCACAAGGCGGAGGCCAATTAAACGGTGATGCGTTGAAAGCAGAAGCACAGCAAGAAATGGAAAAACTTGAAGGCGAAGTTTCTACAGCAGTGGCAGGCGGAACCGGCTACACATTTACAATCGGCTAAAAAAATACTTGACTTTTATAAATTCTTACTGTATAATAATGTAATACAGTTAAGGAATAACTATGATTATTGGAATATGCGGTTTAATTGGCAGTGGTAAAGACACTATTGCAGATATACTCGTACAAGAAAAAAACTTTGAAAAATTATCCTTTGCAGATAAATTAAAAGACGGTGTTGCTAGTGTATTTGGATGGGATAGACAAATGCTAGAGGGCAAAACTGACTCTAGCAGAAGCTGGCGAGAAAAAGAGGATACATTTTGGTCAAAAGAAACAGGACGTAGTATTACTCCAAGATTAATATTGCAAGAGTTTGGTACAGATTGTATGCGACAAGGTTTTTATGATGGTATATGGGTAAGCCTAATTAAAAAACATGTGTTAGATAATCCAAATAAAAACTTTGTTATTCCTGATGTCCGTTTTCAAAACGAAGCAAATATGATACACAGTATCAACGGTGAAGTGTGGCGTGTTAGAAGAGGACCTGATCCGGTTTGGTTTAGATTGTACACTGATCTTGGACAAGAACCAACTGATGTACATGAATCAGAATGGAGATGGGCAAATATAAACTTTAACAATGTTATTGATAATAGTAATACACTACTTGAACTTAGAAGTCAGGTAAAAGGTCTCCTTGCTTCCATTTGACTCCTTGTTTCTGTAGCACACGTTGACAGTTAGCACATATTGTTTTTAAGTTACTAGGTCTACAATTTTGTAAATCTCCATCAATATGGTAAACATTAAACTGTTGGGGATAGTTGCTTTCAAACGCACATTTTTCGCAGTAATCTTTTTTATCGTATCCTCTTTGCTTCCATAATGGTATGCCATGATTAACTCCATTCCGTAAACACCTTTCGCACAGGCTTCTATAAAAAGTCTTGGTCCCTTTTTTATAATTTACAGCACAAGGATGCTGTTTACATTTGCATAATGGTCGCATATTGTATTTACCTTACCTTTATGGTCCCTTTTTTATGGCATATAACAGCTGGGTTTTAAAAATATATGCTAAATAATAATAAGAAATGAATGTCCACGATAGGAGAATAACATGGCACTAGTATCCCCAGGAGTACAGGTTAGCGTAGTAGACGAAAGTTTTTACACACCAGCTGAACCAGGTACAACACCAATGATCTTCGTTGCTACGGCACAAGACAAAACAAATGCAGCAGGAACTGGTACAGCACCAGGAACAACAGTTGCAACAGCAGGAACACCATATTTACTAACAAGTCAAAGAGACTTAGCAGATACATTTGGAGATCCTATATTCAAATCAGATTCTAATAATAATATGATTCACGGCGGCGAACTTAATGAATATGGTTTGCAAGCTGCATATTCATACTTAGGTATAGCAAACAGAGCGTATGTTGTAAGAGCAGATGTTGACCTAGCAGAGCTAGAAGCAACAGCAACAGCACCAGCTGCAAATCCAACAGACGGTACGTACTGGTTAGATACTGCAAATACATTATGGGGAATTCAAGAATGGAACGGTGCAAGTGTTTTAAACTCCGGACAGGTTTTCACAAACAAAGCACCAATTGTAATTACAGATAGCACAGACTTGTCAAACACAGGATCACTCGGCACTAATGGATACTCTGGGGAAATTCCATCTGCTACTATAGGATCAGTTGGGTCATATGCTGTAGTTGCAACTACAACATTAATTAGAATTTTTTATAGAAATTCATACGGTACATGGGTACTTGTAGGAAGTGATGCATGGACAAAGAGCTGGTCAACAGTAAAAGGAACTGCTTCTAATCCATCATTTGCTGGCACAGCAGCCATAACAATTAACGGAACAAGTGTAACTGTAAACAGTTCAGATACAGTTTCTGATGTAGCATCAACAATAACCGGTTTAAGTATTCCAGGAGTGACTGCACAAGCAGTAAACAGTCAGTTATGCATTTATAGTGATGGTACTAGTTCGGGCGCAGATGACAGTTCATTAGGCGGCCCAATACTAATTGGCGGCGATGCAACTAGATTAGGCGAATTAGGAATAGCAGTAGGAACATATTATCCACCAGCACTACAAATTAACAAACACACAAGCATACCTGAATGGAAGTCAGGCGATACATACACTCGCCCAACTGGTTCAGTTTGGTTAAAAACTACAACACCTAACTTAGGTGCAAGTTTGATATTGAAAAAATGGAATGATGCAACTAAACTTTGGGAAACTATTTCAGCGCCATTGTATAGTGATAACCAAACAGCATTATATGAGTTAGATCCAACAACAGGTGGATCAGCTTTACTTACTGGTGCAGTCTATGCAGAAACAAATGTGGCAGGCGATACACAACCATTAGCAACTATTAAACTACAAAAGCGTAGAGGAATAGCACCTACAACTATAACTGGCGGAAAAATTGTATCTGGTTCAATATCTGTAGGAAGCCAAAGTTTTACAATTAGTACAACAGACAACGGTAGTTCAGCATTTAGTACTCCAAAAACAATTACAAAAACTTACACTGGTGCCGCTTCAGACGCAAGTGTAATAGCAGCTACAATTAATGGTAATAATATTGAAAATATTACAGCAGCAGTTGATGCACAAAACAGAGTTGTAATTAGTCATGCACTAGGTGGTGAAATGCGTTTTGTTGACACAGACGGTGTACTATTAGCTGCAGGATTTACACCATATGTAAGTCCAACAGCAGGAACACCTAACTTAATTTATGTTCCAGGAACTTCTAGTTCAACTAGTCCAAAACAATTTCAAGCAACACTTTGGTCTCCAGTAAACGATTTAGGAACTGGCTTCTTTACATCAAGTGCTACAGAAGTTAAAGGATCAACTGCTAACGGAAGACTTTGGTACAATAGCATTGTTGACGAAGTAGATATCTTGGTACACAACGGTAGTGAATGGTGTGGACTATTATATGATGGTGCATCAGGACAAAGTTCAAATGCAAGTCCATTCTACAATGTAGACGCAACTAAAACTCCAGATGCAGACGGACCACAAGTAAGTGCAACAGCACCGTTAGTACAAGGAGACGGAACAGCACTAGTAAACGGAGATATTTGGATTAGCACAGCCGACTTAGAGAACTATCCAAAAATTTACAAGTTTAACGCAGATAGAACAGACTTACCTATTGTTAACAGATGGATCTTAGTTGATAGCGGAGATCAAACATCAGAAAATGGTATACTATTTGCTGATGCAAGATATTCTGATACAGGTGCAGGAAGCGATGCTGCATTAATATCAGACTTACTAGCTACTGATTATGTAGATCCAGATTGTCCAGATCCAGCATTATATCCAAAAGGTATGTTGCTATGGAACCTTAGACGTTCAGGATTTAATGTTAAGAAATATGTTAAAAATTATATTAACACAGCAGGAAATAACACACGTTACGGTAGTGGTACTGGCGAATCTATGGCAAGTTATTTTGCAGATCGTTGGGTTACTGAAAGTGCTAACCAAGAAGATGGGTCAGGTACTTTTGGACGTAAAGCACAGCGTAAAGTTGTTGTTCAAGCATTACAAGCAACAGTCAATAGTAATCAAGACATTAGAGATGACGAATCAAGATTGTTTAACTTAATGTCATGTCCTTCGTATCCAGAACTAATAGGCGAAATGAAATCACTAAACTATGACAGAGGCTTGACAGCATTTGTACTTGGTGATTCACCATTCCGTTTAACAAGTGACGCAACATCTATAAACAACTGGGCAACAAATACTGCACTAGCTGTTGAAGATAACGATAATGGACTTGTTACTTCAGATCCATACCTAGCAGTATACTATCCAAGTGGATTTACAAGTGATAACTTTGGTAACAACGTTGTTGTACCATCCTCGCACATGATGATGAGAACTATTGCACTTAGCGATCAAGTATCGTTTCCATGGTTTGCACCAGCAGGTACAAGACGTGGCGGAATAACTAATGCAAGTTCAACAGGGTTTATAACTAGCGAAGGCGAATTTAAGTCAATTGCACTTAATGAAGGCCAAAGAGATACACTGTATCAAAATGCAGTAAATCCAATAACTTTCATAACAGGCGCAGGATTAGTAGCATTTGGGCAGAAAACAAGACAATTAACTGCAAGTTCGTTAGATAGAATTAATGTTGCTAGACTTGTAATTTACTTACGTAGTCAACTTAACACACTTGCTAAACCATATTTGTTTGAACCAAATGATAAAATTACACGTGATGAAATCAAAGGCGCTGCTGAAAGTTTGATGCTTGAGCTTGTTGGTCAAAGAGCACTTTATGACTTCTTAGTTGTGTGTGATGAGTCAAATAATACACCGAGCAGAATTGATAGAAATGAACTACATTTAGACATTGCTATCGAACCTGTTAAAGCAGTTGAGTTTATTTACATTCCACTAAGACTTAAGAATACTGGTGAAATTGCAGGATTGTAAAAAATGATAAATACTTTTAGATTAGGAGCAAATTAAATGGCGATATCAACACTATCAAAAATAACAGTACCTTTGGCTAGCGGAGACTCTGCTAGTAACCAAGGTTTGTTGATGCCAAAGCTACAATACCGCTTTAGAGTGAGCTTGGAGAACTTTGGAGTATCAACACCAACAACAGAACTAACAAAGCAAGTAATTGACGTAGCTCGTCCAAATGTGTCATTTGAAAAAATGACTATAGACATTTACAACTCAAGAGTTTACCTTGCTGGTAAACATACATGGGATCCAATTACACTTAACTTACGTGAAGACGTAAACAATAACGTACAAAAACTAGTAGGCGAACAGTTACAGAAACAGTTTGACTTCTACGAGCAGTCAAGTGCAGCATCAGGACAAGATTATAAATTTACATCACGTATTGAGATCTTAGACGGTGGTAACGGTGCTAATACACCAACTGTACTAGAAACATTTGAATTATATGGATGTTATTTAGAATCCGCAAACTATAATCAGTTAGCATATTCTAATTCAACAGATCCAGTTAGCATTGCATTAAATATACAATACGATAATGCTGTGCAGTCACCGCAAGGTACAGGTATTGGTACTGCTATTGGCAGAACTGTAAATACTTTAGTTACAGGCGGCGGCGCTTAATAACAAAAATAACAGTTCCTAATCTTAGGGGGTACTTTTTAAGTATCCCCTTTTCTTTTAAATACGCACTTTATAAAATGGATAAATATTAGTATGGGAAAGTTCAACGGATTTTTAGACAACTTAGCTAGTGGAGCATTAAGTCCAAAAGGTAACCTTGCAGACTTTAGACATGCAAGTAAAACATTTGTTACTGATGCTTTTAGATTAGCGCCAAAAACAAAATTTCTTTATCATGTATATTTTGATATTAATGATCAACCAGCTAGTATTTTACCTGAGCTTAAATCAAAACACACAAGAGAAATAGGACTTTTAGTAAAATCTGCAGATTTGCCTAAATATACTGCTAATGTAGAAACAAAAAAGAAATATAATAGAATAAAAAATATACAAACTAGTATTTCATATGATCCTGTAAATATTGCATTTCATGATGATAATTTAGGTGTAACAAGTGCATTAATGGAAGCATACTACAGATACTATTTTGCAGACGGAAATTACGGCTCTAGAACAGATGCATATAATAGGAATGTTACTAAAACAGCTGCAGGAGATAACACTTATGCCGGTAAAGAAAGAAACAAGTATGCATACGGTTTAGATAATAACCAAAACGAACCGTTCTTTAATAGTATACAAATTAGTCAACTTACACGAAAAACATTTACAACATATACACTAGTAAATCCTACAATTACTAATTGGGGCCACGATAGTGTAGATTCAGCAGATGGTTCGGGATTAATGCAAAATCAAATGACTGTAGCTTATGAAGCAGTTTGGTATGACAGAGGAAAAGTTGGTGTAGATAATCCTAAAGGTTTCGCAGATCCATCACACTATGATACAACTCCTAGTCCAGCTAGTTTATTAGGTGGAGGTGCTTTAGGTTTAGGCGGAGCTATCGGTACTGGAATTAGTTTATATGATTTTATAACTAATGACGGAGGATTCAATAGCCCATTAGAAGCAGGGTTAGCAGCGGCTAATTTAGTATCTAATGTAAGAAATTTGAGTAGTGATGGTATTAGAGCAGAAGGCTTTAGTTTACTTACTGGTGCAATTGGTGCAGCAGCAGGAACAGACGTTTCGGGTGTTGCAAATACATTTTTTCCAAAAAATGCTGGCAACGGCGGAGCAAAAGATCTTGTTATAGCAACTGCAGCCATAACAGGACTGAAGGCTCTTACCCAAGCAGTAAATAACACTGATGCAGCAAAAGAAAGCGCCGCTAGACTTGCAAATACTAAAACGTTCCAAAATAACGGTGGCACAGGCGGAGTTAACGGAGCAACAGCAGCATACAATGCACTATCGACTTCAGCACAAAACGCACTTAAAGGATCTACATAATGTCAAGCCTACCAAATAAATCAAAGACCTCAGAAGGAAAGACAACAGAATTTTTTGACAAATACTTTACAAAAAAATTAAATTTTCCTAGTAACGAAGTTGATGCTATAATAGGTTTTTTTACTAAAAGAGGATTTGATGTAGCTGCCGCACAAAGCACCGGAACTATTCTTTTAGAACAAGCAAAAATAGATAATGTAAATGTTTTCACACTTTTAGATACTCTAAAAGGTTTAAATGATATACAATTAAGCACAGTAGTTGCAGAAGTACTAAACTACAATAGAGATGCAACATCTAGCGTAGGTTTTAAACGTCCACAAACTGTAGATAAAATCGAAAAACGCAACATAGTGGTGTAACGCTATGGCAAGATTTGCACAGGGTAAATTTACTCTTAAAAATCCAGACAAATATGTAGGAAGAAAAACACCCACCTATCGTAGTAGTTGGGAATTTGCTTTTATGAGGTTTTGTGACGAACATCCTAACGTAGCAAAGTGGGCTAGTGAAGCAATTAGAATACCTTACAAAAACCCGTTTACCGGCAAGCATACTATATATGTTCCTGATTTTTTTGTTTCATATGTAGATCAGACAGGTAAACAACGTGTCGAATTAATAGAAGTAAAACCTGCAAATCAAACACATAGAGATAAACTAGGGAAAAGCAGGGCTAATCAAGCTAGTTATATACTTAATCAAGCAAAGTGGTCAGCAGCGAATTCTTATTGTAAGCAACAAGGTATGATATTTCGGGTAGTAAATGAAACAGATATTTTTCATCAAGGCTCTAGATAGTATAAATATTAGTAGTTAATGCGAGATTATAAATGACTAAAAAACTTGAAGAACTATTAAATTTACCTGATTCAAAAGAAATTATTCAAGAATCTAAGAATGCTGAAAAGGCAGAAGCTGCTATTGTAGAGCAACATGATACTGCACGTGATATATCTGAGCTAGATAAAATTGCTAGTGCATTACCTGCTGTAAAAGGACTAGGCGAATTAGCAGATAAAGAATTAAATGAAGTTGCTGACAAAGCAATGACTGCTTATGACGATTTAATGGATTTAGGTATGAATGTTGAAAGCAGATATAGTGGAAGGGTTTTTGAAGTAGCAGGCAATATGTTAAAAACTAGCCTAGATGCAAAGACAGCAAAGCTAGATAAAAAGCTAAAGATGATCGAACTACAACTAAAGAAAGAAAAACAGGATAAAGATAGCAACGGTATTGAAGGCGATGTCATAAGTGGTGAAGGTTACGTAGTGACAGATCGCAATAGTTTGCTTGAAAAACTAAAGAATATGGATAAATAACATTATAGTAGGATTGCACCATGAAATTATTTAAAGAGTATCTAACAGAGTCTAAAAAGACTTATAAATTTAAACTAAGGGTAGCTGGAGAATTACCAGAAAACTTTGCCGATAAGCTGGATCAAGCGATGACAAAGTTTGAAGTTGTTTCAATCAGCACAGGAAAGAAAACACCAATAACTGAAAAGCCATTAGATTTTCCACAATTAGCAAATTGTGAAGTCACACATTATGATGTAGAAGTAAGTTATCCGGTAACTGCATACGTATTAGAACATTACCTTGTTAATGAAACAGGCACAGCTCACGCAAATCTTATTGTTCGCGGAGAAGGTGATCCTGTAGAAGCACAGCAAATGGAAGTTGCAGATGATAAAGCACCATATGAGCCATTATTAAATACAGAAGATATGGGCGGTGATAGCGCACAAGATCAAGTTGCTAATAATAGGACTATGGACCTACTCAAAGAATTAGAAGTGGCACGTAAAGAAAGAGCTATTGACCCTGTAGAAGGTATTAAACCTGGAGAGTCAAAAGATATTAGTGCAGATGAAAACACAAAAAGCACCATAGGAAGTTAACATGAACAATATGCGATCATACTTAGATATATTAACGGAAGCACCGGCTCGTGGATTAAGTAGTACAGGTGGTTTAGTAAACTTTAATGTAGACAAAAGTTTGCCTGTAACAAAAATTAAAGACAAAGATGGAAATACATTTGACTTACATGCAGCAGAAGACGAAGCACAAAAATTTATCGATGGTAGTAATGCATATGAAAAGTTTGATGCTAGTACAGCTGCTCCGCAAGCAGGTGGAAACAAAGAATTAGATGCTATTGTAGCAAAATATGCAAAGTCGGGTATGACATTAGATGACGTTGCAAAGATGGAGCAGGAAGCAGGTAGTGATAGCAACGCTAGATATGTTCTTGCATATGCTGCTAAAACATTAGGTCTTGAAGGAATGTACCGTGCAGATGGAAGCGGATTTATATTCATGAAAGATGGACAACCATCTGGAGCAAGAGGCGCTAGTTTAGGACAATCACAAGATTTAGCAAAACTAAAATTATTGCCTCAACCTATTGTAGATAAAATGCAGAAAGTTGCCGATGGTAAAAAAGAAGGCGATCCTGATAAAGAAAAATTTCAACAAGCAGTGAATGATCAAACTGGCGAAGATCCGGCATCTATGGATGGCGAAGGTGGAGCCGCAGGTGCAGTTGCACAAAAATTAAAACGTGTACAAGAATTGCTGGCCAAAGCAATAGAACAAACTACTGAAGAAAGTTGGGCACCACGAAGTTATGCTGATCAGTTATTAGAAGAAATTTCAGCACAAGAAACAACTGAATTACAAGGTTTAATAAAAGAATTAGAAACAGAACTACCTAACATTGCAGATGAGTCTGTAAAGCAACAAATAGAAGCAGCATTGAATCAATATAAAGAATTTCAAGCAAAATCTACACAAGGAATAGACGAACCAGGTGCAGAAGGCGGAGTTCAAATAGATACGGATAGTGACAGTGCTATTGCTGCAGCGATAAAAGATCCTGCACTTTGGATTACAAACGAAATGCCTAAAGAGTTAGCACAGGCTAATGCAAAAGGATTGTTAAAAGCAACTGAAAATGGTAAAAAGAAATCAGCTTCGGCAGCTGCTGTACAACAGATAATGAAACAAATTGCTAGTATTACTGGCAACAAAGATATGGATATTGATGCAGACGGACTGTACGGGCCAGCTAGTGTTGAAGCAGTTAAGAAAGCTCAAGGACTTGCAGGCATCACAGTAGACGGTGATCCAGGCGCAGATACAGCGGCAGAACTGGTTAAGTTTAGTAAAGATCCAACTGGTAAAGGCGGTATTGCAGATACTGATTTAACACAAGATTTAGATAGTGCAATTGAACTACTCAAAAAAGGAATTGCTGCATTTGGTGGAGAACAACCAGCTGCACAAGGAGGTGATGACCCAACAGGAAATACAGCAGGAAGAGTAGGATCAACAGATCCTACAAAAGCAGTTCCTCCTGGACAGCCTATTACCACAAGCATAGACTTTAGTATGCGTAACATGCTTGAAACACTTGAAAGATTAGATGAGAAATTATCACCAGAAGACGAAGAAACACTAAAAGGCATAGTAGGTGAACTACAAGCAAAGATTGATGATCCAGAGTACCAAGCAAGTTTAGAGCCTGAAATGCAAGCAAAATTTACAGAACTATCTAAACTTAGAGCAGAATACAACAAACTAGTTACTGACGGTGCTACTGCACAGGATGGCGGAGGCGCAAGCCAAGACGCTATTGCAGGTAAATTACTTAAAGCAGTAAAAGGTATGGGCACAGACGAAGAAGCTGTATATGCCGCAGTAGCAGAAATAGCTGACAAAGCTAGTTTTGATAAAATGTTAACTGCAAATCCAGAACTAATACCAACAGTGTTAGATGACTTTAGCGGAGCTGAACTACAAAAAGTAATTGATGGTTTTGCAGCTAAAGGTATTAAAATTGAAGTGGTTAAAGAGCCAAAAGGACTTACTAGCGGAACTTACAAGTACGACGGTAAGACTTATGGAGTAGGTGCAGGTAAAGAAGATCCAAAAGCACAAGCAGGTGCTGATCCTAACAAACTTGCAAATCCAACAGGCAATCCAGAACAACCAGCAGTAGCAACACCTACGCCAAGACCACCAAATCCAGCAACCGCTGGTATTAACTCAAGTAAGGACTACGGAATGAAAAAAGCAATTAACGAATCAGCATCAATGAATATATCAATGAGCGGAGACAATGCAGGTGAAGTAAGTGAATTACTTAATATGCTTAAAAATGCAGGAATGCCAAATGCAGCTCCAGTAGGAGCAATTGACATGCCAATGGATACTCCAATGCCAATCAGCTCTATGGGCGGTGATAGTAAAATGGATATAGACATGGACGGCGATCATCAACCAGATATTGCTATTAAACCTACGTCGCACGATCATGATATGCCAGATGAATCCCCATGTGGAAGTGATGAAGGCGGCATGGGAGATATGAAAAAATTAGCTGGACTTAAAGGTCCAATGCCTGAAGAAGATGTTGAAGAAGACGGATGGGATAATTCACCAGACGAAGAATACAAAGATGACAATACAATGTATCAATCAGGTGGACTTGGAAAGCCTAAAAAAGCATACCCTGCAACACAAGACGGTGACAATCCTATGGCACTAGAAACAAGTATCAAAGAAAGACTTTGGGCAGCACTACAAGAAAAAACTACCAATGAGGGACGTGGTAAGAAGAAAAAATCACGTGGTAAGAAGTCAAGAGGTTAATTGGGAAAAGTATTTCCAACACATTAAACCTGTATGTCCCTGGAGCGGCGCAGCTCTTAAAAAAGGCGAATTAAAAATTACACAATGGTCTGGAGAAATTGAGCCACTAGGCAACAACCAGGCTATTGTTTATATATGTCCTAACTACAATCGTAGAAGACTTAAAAAATTACACAAAAAAATTGACAACGGTGAATATGAATGGTTATGGAGCGAGCCCACTAATGGTCCTAACGCATCACCAGTACCTGTACTAATACAACAAGACAAACGCAAGTTGTTTGATCTTAGGTTCGATACAGGATACTACGACGATGTTATAGAGTAAATACAGTATGAGCAAAAGTTTAGATGGTGTTTTAACAAAAAAAGCCAACCAAAAAGAAACATATACAAACGAGCAAGTTGAAGACTTAATGAAATGTATGGATCCTGACGACGGATACTTACACTTTGCACGTAAGTTTTCATATATACAGCACCCTGTAAAAGGTAAACTTTTATTTTCTCCTTTTGAATATCAAGAACGTTTGTTAAAAAGCTATCATAATTATAGATTTAATGTTAATATGTTACCAAGACAAACCGGTAAGACAACATGCGCCGGAATATATCTGCTTTGGTATGCAATGTTTACTCCTGATCAAACTATTCTTATTGCTGCACACAAATATACAGGCGCACAAGAAATTATGCAACGCATACGTTACGCATACGAATTATGTCCTGATTATATTAGAGCAGGTGTTACTAATTATAACAAAGGTTCTATTGAATTCGAAAACGGTTCACGAATTGTTAGTGCTACTACAACAGGCAACACAGGACGTGGTATGTCTATATCATTATTATACTGTGACGAGTTTGCATTTGTACAACCTAATATTGCTACTGAATTTTGGACATCAATATCACCTACACTTGCAACAGGTGGTCGTGCTATTATTACATCAACACCCAACTCAGACGAAGATACATTTGCAAATATTTGGAAAGAAGCAGAAAAGAAATATGATGAAAGTGGCAACGAACAAGAACTAGGTTTAAATGGATTTCATAGTTTTAGAAGTTATTGGCAAGAGCATCCTGACAGAGATGATGTTTGGAAAGACGAAGAACTAGGACGTATTGGTGAAGAAAGATTTAGGCGTGAATATGATTGCGAATTTTTAGTATTTGATGAGACCCTTATTAGTAGTTTGAAACTTGTTACCTTAGAGGGCGAAAAACCTATCATGAACATGGGACAAACACGTTGGTATAAAAAGTTATCTAAACAATGTTCTTATGTTGTTGCCTTAGATCCTAGTATGGGAACAGGTGGCGATTATTCGGCAATACAGGTATTTGAATTACCTAGTTACACACAAGTTGCAGAGTGGAGACACAACACAAGTCCTATTACTAGCCAAGTACGTGTGTTAAAAGACATACTAGATCACATAGTAAGTGAAACAAATAATCCACAAGGTATATATTGGTCAGTTGAGAATAACGGATTAGGAGAAGCG